ACGCGGTCGCCTTGCCTACAAGTTCGGCATCAGTCAGGAAAAAGCGTTCCTCACTGGCTCCGGCTCAAATCAGCCGCTCGGTGTGTTCACCGCTTCGGCAAATGGCGTGACCACTGGCCGCGACGTTTCGACCGGCAACACGGCTACAGCAGTCACCTTTGATGGTTTGACCGAAGCCAAGTACTCGCTGAAAGGCCAGTATTGGATGAATTCAAGCTGGCTGTTTCACCGCGATGTACTGAAAACCGTTGCCAAGCTGAAAGACGGCGATGGCCAGTACCTGTGGCGCGAATCGGTACGCGCTGGCGAGCCTGATACCTTGCTTGGCCGTCCTGTAATGATGAGCGAATACGCCCCATCGACCATGACGACCGGACTGTATGTGGGCATGCTGGCTGATTTCAGCAACTACTGGATTGCCGATGCCTTGGATATGCAAATCAAGGTAGTCAGCGAACTGTACGCTGAAACCGACCAGATCGGCTACTTGGGCCGCCTCGAATGTGACGGTATGCCAGTTGTTGCCGAATCTTTCGCCCGTATCAAGCTGGCTTAATCGGAGAAACTGAAATGAATCTTTCCAAAAGTATGAAAGTAACGGTAGTTGAAGCTGCCGCCACTGCTGCAACTACTGAGCTTGTTACCGATGTGCTGGATATGTCCGGCTATGAAGGTGTGATCTTTATCGCGCTGACTGGCGACGTAACCAGCGGCTCGGTGCTGACCCTTACCGTCAAAGGCAACAGCGCGAACAGCGTTTCCAGCCCGACTCCGGTAACTCAGAAAGCCTCTGACGCCTTCACTGCTGGCGCTTCGGATGCTGACAGCAAGGTGATCATGGTTGACGTTTACAAGCCTACTCTCCGCTATGTGTTCGGTTCGCTTACGCGCACCACACAAAACGCTGTAGTTGGCGGCATCATCGCCATTCAGTACGGCGCTGGCGCAAAACCAACTTCGCAAGACGCGAGCGTAATCGCTTCCGCCTTCGGCCTTGGCGTAGCTTCGTAAGATATACCCCGCTTGTGGGGGCTGGAAACGGCCCCCGTTTTCCACCGTGTCATTAGACTACTCGGCATCGCCGGGGCACCCAACGAGGAAACACAATGTCTGACGCTACCTACCAGCCGCTGACCTACCGCAAGCAAGGCGGCAATGAGTTCGTAATCGCTTCCGGCGGCTACCTGCGCAATCAGGGCTACGATTTCAAGACTCAGCCGGCACCAACTACCAAGACCGTCGCTAACACCATGACGATTGCGGAGTTGCTGACCAAGATCATCAATGCGACACCGACTGCAACCGGCGCAACCGCTGCTTACACGCTGCCAACTGGCACGCTGTGCGATGCTGGCGCGACCTTTGAAGTTGATGATTCATTTGATTGGACGATCATCAACAACGCTCTGGCCGCTGCTGACACGATCACGATCACTGCCGGCACCGATCACACGATCGTAGGCAATCCGGTTGTGCAATCGCTGCATGCTTCGACTGGTGCCACGATGGGCTATTCGGCAGTATTCAGAACGCGCAAAAGTGCAGCCAATACTTTTATCAGTTACAGGATTGCGTAACCATGCGCATCAAGATGACAACGCTTGAGTGTGGCCCTAACGGCACGTTCAACATTGGCGATGTTCGGGAAGTTTCCGCAGCACACGGCGCGGCGTTGATTGCTGCCCGTAGTGCTGTTGACATTACCGTTTACGAAAAGGCCGTTGTCTCTCCTGTAGAAGTTGCCGCTGTGGTGGAAGTTGAAACCGCAGTGGCTCCCGTCGTTGAAACACGCGGCAAACGTGGCGGGAAAAGATGAGTGAAGTACTCACTGCGGAAGAAGTACGCGACCACTGTCGCATCGATCAGGTAAATTCCGAATTAGCTCCCGGATCGTTTACCGTTGCGCTTGCTTCACCCGCTGCCGCTGGTAACGTAAACGCTGGTGCTCACAGATATGCCGCGACATTTGTCACTTCCGACGGTGAGACAGAGCTTGGAATTGCATCCTCTGCCGTAACCGTTGCAGATGCTGGCGTTAATGGCCAAGTCTCGTTAACCGGCATTCCGTTGGGCGGCGCCGCTGTCACTTCGCGCAAGATATACCGCACCACTGCCGGTGGTACTGTTTACTATTTGCTGGCTACCATCGCAAATAACACAGCCACGACCTACACCGACAACATTGCAGACGGTTCGCTTGGCGTAGGCGCACCGACGACAAACACTACTGATGACCCGTGGATCACGATGATGATCCGCTCTGCCACAAAGTCGGCGGAAGCTATCACGCGCAAGACGATGTTAACGGCTTCGCTGACTTACGTTTTGGATGGCTGGACTGCGGTTATCTATTTGCCGAAGTCTCCGGTGCAATCTGTTACGTCGATTACCTATGTTGACGAAAACGGGACAACTCAGACACTGGCCAGCGATCAATACCGCACCGACTTTGTAAGCGAGCCGGCAAGAATCACTCCGGCTTACGATGTGACTTGGCCCACTGTGCGCAGCGTGACGAATGCGGTAACCGTCACTTACGTTGCAGGCTATGGCGCTGCCGCTGATGTTCCGGCTGGAATCAAGAACTGGATGTTGATCCGTATCAAACACTATTGGGACAACCGCAGCGCAGTAGTCACTGGCAATTCCATCGAAGAATTCCCGCGCTCATACGTGGACGGCTTGCTTGATGACTATGCGGCCCCTTCATTCTCATGGATGGGCCAATGAAGCGCAGCGCGATGACTCACAAATGCCGTGTTGAGTATAAGACGGTGACCAAAGACGCCACCTACGGCGCGCCTGTTGAGACTTGGACGCTGCTAGGTGTTAGGTATTGCGCTGTTCAAGACGTTCTCCCTAGCCGCTCTGAATCGCTACAGGATGGGCTTATGACATCCATCGGGCAGACCAGACTGAGAATGAACTACTGCACCGACATTGATACTTCAATGCGGATTGTAATGAACCGACCAGAGCGCACTGTTTTCCAGATTGTTTCCGGGCCTGCAATTCTCGGAGATAAGGAGGAAGTGGAGCTAATGATTGAGCGAATAGACGGCTAACCGGAGACAACAATGGCACGCATTACAGCGAACTTTTCAAACCCATCTTCTGCCGGCGCTTATGCTTCCGGTGACCATATTGCAAACAGTGCTACAGGCTCTGCCGTTACCCCGATGACGTTCGGCACGTATGCCGGCAATTATCGGGACACGCAAGGCTTGATTATCAGCGCGGCTTGTGTGGTGACTCCAGCCAGCGGGAATCTTGTAATCACGGCGCTTGATTTTGACCTGCTGATTTTCCGCCCTGATACCGACATTCCGTTTGCCGCTGGTATCTATCCTGCCGATAACGCGGCGATGGCGATTACTGCCGCAGGATTTCGGCAGTTGGTTGGCGTTTTCAGTTTCAGTTCTAGCCTGTGGCGCAATCCGGCAGGGCTTTACACGGCTGGGGTTACTGGCTGGCAGCGTTCGGTTGCCGCTGTAGGATCGTTTGTCGAGTTTGATACTTTGGACACCCGCACGCTTATCGGTGTAGTGCAGGCTAAGGGCGCATGGACTCCTGGCGCTGTAATCAACCGCTTCGACTTTGCATTGGATATTTCGCATCCATGAGCGGGCCGGCAGTCATCAATTATTTGTTGTCGAACAATGCGGGAATGATTGCATTGGTTCCGGCGGCAAACATATTGACTGGTGTACTGCCTTTGCCAGAGCAGATTCCGTGTGTATGCGTGCAACAGATTGATGGCCAGCAATTCAATACTTTGGCCATGAGTGAAACGCCTAAGCTGGTGTCGAACAGGGTGCAGGTGTCAGCGTTTGCAAGGGATGGCAGTACTTCGGGATATGCGGCTGTAAAGGCGATCATTGCACAGGCCATTGTTGCTTGCCCGCACACGAAAGGATCGGTCAACAGCATTGTTGTTGATTCTATTCTTCCTGATTCAGAAGGCTCTGATTTTTACGACCCGGTGACTTTGATTTACTCGCAAACGCAAGATTTCCTTGTGACGTATTACAGATGAAAATTGATATTTCAGTCTTGGGTAATGCGGAGCTTGAACGGGCGCTCGGCGGCATCGTTGCCAAGACTCAGAAAACGATTGTACGTGGCGCTTTGCGGAAAGAAGCCAAGCGCGTGAAAACGAGAGTGGCTGGAAACATTGCAAGGCTTGGACTGGTTAAGACCGGCGCGATGATGAAGGGATACGCAAACGCGAAGATTGCCAGCGCGGGGAGCAAGAATTTTATACGGCTTGGCCTTGTGAATCCAACAAGGGCGGAGCTTGGAATTCCGGCAGACGCAAAGGGCTATTACCCGATGGCGCTGGAATACGGAAAACACGGAGTCGGTGCCACGCCATTTATCAGGCCGGCAGTCGACAACAACAAATCGCAATCTTTCAACGATATCGGAAACGACATCGGAAAAGGCATCGAAAGAGCAGTAAAGTAAATCAACTGTAGGAGGTTGACATGGCACGCGCAAGATACGGTACAGGTTGCACAATCGCATTTGCTACGATTTCATTCACTGGATTGGCGACGAGCTTTTCTATTGATGGTGAGGAAGTGCCGGTGCTGGATGTGACGACACTTTCCACAACCGGCTGGCGGCAGTTGATTGGCGGTTCGTTGAAACAGCCTCCCGCTGTTACTGTGCAATTGCAGTATGAGCCGGGCAACCCTCCGCCTGTTGGCAATACTGTGGGTGAGATCACGATCACATGGCCAGACCCTGACGCTGGCGGCGCTGAAACTGCCGAGACGCTGACAGGCTCCGGCTTTATCGTGTCGCGTTCGTCGGAACATCCGTTGGAGGATATCATCGTTGGCACCTATGTGTTCCAGTTCAACGGCGGCGCAAACGGCGGCACGGCTCCGACTTACTCATAATCGAAATGCTTCGGATAGGATAGCGTCCGACAAGGCTGGAACCCTGACCAGCTTTCCGAAGCAGCTCAATCAGGTATGCACTCAGGAGGCATTATGTACGGCATCAAACTGCAAGAAAAAACAGTATGCGGCGAAACGGTCTACATTCAGAATTTGAATGGAAGCCCAGAGGCGATCCGCGTAATTGAGCTGTTCAACGATTTGCAAAAAAACAGCGGGATTAAAGCTGAAGATGACCTTGCAGGTAAAAGGCCGGACGCACTTTGCGAAATAGGGGCACTCCTTATGGTTTGCTGCCTTTGCGACAAAGACGGAAACCAGCTACACACAGACCCTGCAATAGCCCGTAGAAAGGCATCGTTTACATTCCTGTGCGAGTTCGCCGCCGCTGCACTTTCAGTTTCTGGGCTTACTGATGACCCGGAGGATGCAGTAAAAAACTCCGAAGCCGACCAGTAAGACTTTTCCAGTTTCGTTTGGCCAAGGAGTTAGGCTTTTATGATCCTGATGAAATGCTGGCCGGCAGTCCGATCAAGTTGCTTTATGAATGGATGGCGTACTTTGAGCTTGAGCCGTTTGGAGAGGAACGGGCTGATTTCAGAAACGCGATAACATGCCAGACGATAGCGATTTCAAACGGCGCAAAGAAGGCAAAGATAAAAGACTTCATGCCTGAGTTTGGAGTAAATCAGAAAACAACCGAGTATGATGCACAAAGCGCAAGGGCGATACTGAAGAAACTTTATGGCAAAAACAGTAGCAACACTCGGGGTTAGCCTCACCGCCAAGATTGGCGACTTCGAGAAAGGCTTTAAGAAAGCCACTCGAATTGCTTCGCGTTTTTCGAGCGACCTTGCCGGCCATGTAGGCACGATTGTGAAGTACGGCGCGGCTGTAACAGGTATCGCTGCTGCTGCCACTGCGACGCTGGTAAAGAATCAGCTTGAAGCCGTAGACGCTACCTCGAAACTCTCGCGCACGCTTGGCATATCAACCGAAAACCTTGTCGGCTACCAGCGGGCGGCAGAGCTTGCAGGCGTTGATTCTGACGCGCTGGCCAAAGCTGTGTTCAAGCTCAACAAATCGACAGACATAGCCTTTGCTGGCATGTCAGGTGATGCCAGGATTCTTGCCGTTGCCGACCACTACAAAACCATAGGCAGCGCGGCAGAGCGTGCGCAGTACCTGACCAAGCTGTTCGGCAAGGCAGGCTTAGAACTAGGCTCCTTGTTTGAATCCGGCTCCGCTGGCATTCTGCAAGCGCGTAAGGAAACCGAAAAGCTCCGCACTGCATTCACTTCCATTGAAGGCATACAGGTTGAGAACGCTCTGGACGCTTTCAGCACGTTGCAGGAGTCGATTAGCGGTGCAGCCCGCAGGATAGCCGTACAGCTTGCCCCTTTCATTCAGGTGGCCTCTGAGCGGCTCACAGACTTTGCGACACAAGGCGACATTGGCGGGCAGGTTGTTGTAAACGCCATGAACCATATTTCCAAAGCCTTGCAGACTGTAGCGAATGGGATACAGCTTGTGATTACTGGCTGGCAGCTATTTGTTACGGGCGTCAAAGGATTGGGAGCTGTAGTAATCGGCACGTTTTCAAAGATCGTTGAAGGCTGGAACGAGGTATTCAAACTTGCCGGAATCGACGTACTCGAAAATGCGGCAAGCATGTTGCAGAGCATCACGACCGACTTTGTTTCCGCTACTGAAGATTCCGCGCAAAAGCTCCGCGATGCCGCGACGGCATTTGGCCAAGGCTTGCCGGCTGACAAGGTGAAATCGTTTTTCGATGGCATTCAGGTTGGTGCACGCAAGGCAGTATCGGCGGCATCGAAAGCAGGAAGTGCGTTGTCAATGGATGATGAGGCCGGAACAAGCTCAACAAAAACATCTTTCGCACGGCAGATTGATTTGAGCCGCGTGGCAATCGGCGGCGTGAGTCAGGCGGCAAAGCCAAGCGAAGGCGAAAAAAAGATAGCTGAAGAGCTAAAAGAATCTAACCGTTACCTTTCAATCATGGCTCGGAACGGAAGGGCGTTAATCATATGACAATCACTGTAATTGAAGATATCGCAACAGGATCATCTTTTTCCCTTACCCGACAAGGGCCGGCAGGAACTCGCGCATTTATTGTGCAGACTACTGACAATGAAACGATGATGGACATCATGCAGGATGCAAATATTCCTGTCTACAATTCTGTTTACCCTGGCTCTGGCCCCCCAAGCCTTTACGCGTATATGTTCGCTGACACGATAGAATGCGCGCCAATTCAGGGAGACCCCGGCAGTTATCTTGTTACTGTGAATTACGTATACGAGCCAGCGGCAGATAATCTAGGCTCTGATGATCCTGATGCGTGCACGATACAGGTTGGGACTTCACTGTCTGCATCAAAGACTTCATTCGACAAGGATGATGTAAAGTTAACGGTGACGTTAACAGGCCAGCCGGATCAGGTTGGAGAAGTTGATATTCAAGTCCCTGAAACTGTGATTATGTTTGAGAGGAAGGAAAACACTAGCCCACTTGCTAAGTCAACCGGGTATACGGGGCTTGTTAATTCCGGGGCAATCGGCAGTTATGGAATGCGCACGCTGCTTTGCCTTGGAATTGATGGAACTTCTCCTGATGGCGGGTTGTCGTGGCTTGTAACGTATCGTTTTCAGTACCGGCCTGATACGTGGGATGCGACGATTGTTTACATTGACCCCGAGACTGACAGGCCGCACCCTGATATAGACCTTGCTACTTTAGATGGTGTGATAGTTGAGGAAATTTACCAGCCCGGCGACTTCTCTACTTTAGATTTGCCTTGGTGATTTGTGACGATAAATAGAAACGACAGGATCAAACCTTTCAAGCGCGGCGCTACGGCGCTTTCTGAAAGGCATTTGAATTCTATTGTTTCCACAGTCAACAGCCTGCCAGCTCAATATCAACCCATGCGCCATTTTCACCAGCACCATCGTAAAGCAGCGTGCCGGTTGTATTGTCGCCGGAGTAGACGCGGAAGCCGTCCACATAGGTCTGGCCACCCGGTACAAATACCGAAATCAAAAGGTGATTTTCTACCAGCAGGACGAATGATGCACTTCGCGCAAGATTGGTTGCACCACCAGCGCCGCCAATCGTAAGCCGCAACACATCATCCCTGCCGCTTACGCTGTCGATATTACCTGCCGCCGTTCCGTTTGTCCCAGTCCAACTATCAACGCCAGCGGAAAAATCAGAGGCGTAATACTCCTTGTCCTCGTTGTATACGATGGAATCGGCCAGCAAGTTGTAATACCCAAAGTAAACGACAAAATCAGCATCAAAGCCGGTGCCGATAATCTCGCAAGCGGTGCCGCCAGCAACGGTTCCAGTGGCTGGAATCACTCCTTTGATAGATACGTTTTCCACAGCATCATAGGTGAATATCTCCTCTAATGATTCAAAAGAGAACGTGCCGTCTATCACCTCGCCAAAAACAAAGCCAATTCCTGCGGGAGTGGTGCCTTGCATCACTTCATCGGATATAAGCGTGAGGTCTGTTATCGCATTGCCATCAAGCGTTGCTTCTGTTGTTCCCCTGAATGCGCTGCCAAAAATAACAACTCTTTGGCCGCCATCCTCGCTACCAACAAGCGGGAACACTTCGGAAAGTCCCAAATCAATAATTGAAAAGGTTGTATTTGCAAACTTTTTTTGGCCGCGCGTATTTTCTACAACTAGCTCTACGTATATAAACCCACTTAAAGTTTCAAGGTCTAGCGATGCCGTTGCTCCGGTGCCAAAATCGAAGCTGGTTGGATCGTTCCAATTATTCGGGCCATAACTCCAAACAATATTCGCGCCAATATCCCCTGTCGAATCGTAAGCGTATGCCTCAAATGATACCGTTTCATAATAGAAAAACATTGATCCATCTGCGGGAGTAATGATGCTTGTAGATACCGGATACTTCGGAACGAAGTAGACATCTTCTGCATCTGTCCATCCATTGTTAGAGCATGACGGCGGAACGCCGGGGTCTTCAATTGATGTAAATATGGCGACAGAATTGCGGCTGATAGTGGCGGCAATCCCTTGGGATGGACTGCAATATGTATGTCTGCTGCCCGACATAGTAAGAGGTCCTGGATCAAAAACGATTCCTGATGTTGCTCCAATGAAAGTTACTCCAGGAGAATTAACAACAGCAGTATTCACGCCTTCAACAAATAGCGGCGTCCGCTTTGGTATATATCCCAAGTCTGTCAAATCTGACCATGATGTAAACGAAACCCCGCATGCAGATCCAGCCTGCCAATCTTCAGGCTGGCCAGTTACCATTCCGCAAATTAGATCATCGGTTGTGAACACCAGCTCATCAGGGTCTGTTACGGTTCCAATAGGCGGCGAGTAAACAGAAACCGCAACACCACTTTGCCCATTGTCGCCAGTTACTTTAATCCATACCGTAGCGCCAACAGGGATGGTATCAGCGTCAAACGTGAACGTGATTTCATCATCCGCCCAAGTCGTTACCGTTTGCGTAACGGCGACGTCATCGAAAGCCGGGGTATTGGCAATGATAACCCTGCAGGGGCCTTGGGTTGCG